GCTATTCGCTAGAAGTGATAAAATCGCGCCAAGGCGATAGAATTGAAAGTATCTACCATATTCCATTCCAAGATGTTCGTGTTGGAAAATACGATGTTGATATTCATAACAGGGAAAATGGAACTTTTTATTTTTGTGAAGATTGGCAGAACACCAACCAAAGAAGATTGGTTGTAAAGTTCCAATCATTAAATATGGAAAGCCGTGAAGGTCGTGAAATGGTATATTGGAAAGATTATACCCCAACGATGAATAGACATTATCCTTTAACACCATATCAATCGTCAATAAATAGTTGTGTATTGGAAGCGGAGGTGTATGAGTTCCACAAAACTAACCTATCAGCATCACTTATGCCGAACTTATTTGTAAGTTTGATAGGAGACCCTACCCCTGAAGAAAAACTTGAAACCTACGAAGAATTGGTAAGGTCTTATCAAGGAAAACAAGGACAGAAACTTATGTTGGCATTCAGTAATTCAAGTGAAGAAAGACCTGTTATTGAAGCAATCAGTAATACGGGTAATGATACATTCTATACTGAAATATTACAGATGTGCGTTCAGGCAATCCTTACAGGACAACAAATCGCTTCACCGCTATTATTGGGTATTTCAACCTTGAATAATTCAGCCTTTAGTCAAAACGCAGAAGAAATAAATGTAGCGTGGAACTTGATGATGGAAACAACAATTAAGCCGATGGTTAGAAAAGCAAACAGCTCTATAGAAAACATATTAGCCTTGAAATACGATAGACCAATCAAATTGATAAACAAGTTTAGAAATCCTGAATTATGATATATTGGATAGACGAAAGTTATGTTCGTGATAATTTACCTGTAGAATATTCCCTTTTAAGTGGAAACATCTTACCTGCCTTACAACAGGCTCACTTCATCAACGCTCGTGATATATTGGGTGATAGATTGTTTGATAAGATAAATGAATTGATTTTAGCAGGGACGATTGACGATATTGCGAATGAAAGGTTCAAGTTTCTTTTGGATAATTACCTACAGAATGTAGTGTTATATTGGACGATGGTTTATATGACTACCAACCTATTAGCAAAATATGCCAACAGGGGTATTCAATCGCAACAAGGCGAGTTTAGTAATAATGTTGATTTGTCTGTTTGGAGAACCTTGAAAAATGAGTTTAGCGATTTAGCAACATATTATTCACAAAGAGCGAATGATTGGTTGTTTTGGAACCAGAATGATTATGTCCCTTACTATACATATATGCTTTCCAACGGACTTCAACCAGCAAATCCCCGTGATAAGTTTAGATTTGGTGGTGTTGTTTTAGGAGCTCGTAGAAGGTTCAGCTATAACAATATGTGTTGTTATTGATAAAGTGTCTTAAACACGAAATAAAGTGTATCTACCGAATTACAATAGGGGTGAAAGTATTACGGGTTATGTATCCCGTTGTTCTTCAACTGCCGATATGGTTAGAAATGTAGGACAAATTGGGGTAAGACAATCCATTTGTAAGGAACACGCAGAACAAATGCGTAAAGCACTACGACAACCTTTTACTGAAAGTGAAAGAAAATTGGGACAGAAAAAACCCTAGAGCTTCTAGATATAACTTCTAGACTAGTAGCTAATAATATTTATTTTTTTCTTAAAAAAAAATAAATATTAAATAACTTAAATAATTTAACATCTTAAATAACAACTAACTAGAAGTTCTAATACTGGGTGCTTTGTAAAGCTACGGAATTAAAAAAGGAAGTCAATACTTATATTGTAAAAATACTTGAAAATAAAATATATTTGTTCTATATTTATTTTATGATGGAAGATTTTGAGAACAAAATGTTAAAAGCAGTCCTGAATAAACCAAATATTTTAATCAAAAATATTGGGGTTATTTCAAGGGAAGAATTATTCGTGAATAGATATAACAAGTATATCTTAAAAAGTATGATTGAATACTATGAAAAGTATGGTGAAGTTCCAACCATAGAGTTTCTGTGTAGTATTATCCATAGTGATAATGCTAATGAAAAGATTGTTAAGATGATGTTAGACCACTTATTATTGGTTATTGAACCAATAGTATTGACCGAAGCTGAAATGTCTTATTTGGAAGACAACATCAAGAAAAGGTTAAGCGAAAACATTATATCCAAAGCAACCAATAATTTACAAAAACTTTCAACCGAAGACAAGGAAAAAGTTTTAAGTGATGTTGTTTATTTGGAACAGGAAAACCCTGAATATGAAATTGTATATCTTTGGGAAGAATTGGAAGAAGAAACAAGACAACCCATTCCAACGGGATTACCCCTGATTGACGAATACGGAATAGCAAAAGGTGAAATAGGATTACTTATGGCGGGAACAGGTGTGGGTAAATCCGTATTTTTAACCTACCTGGCAAATAATTTTATGTTGGGTGGATACAAGACATTACACATAGTATTTGAGGGTCATAGGAACACATATTTAAGAGCACACAGAACGAAGTTAAACAACCCTTCAACCGAACAATTAAAGAAAGGTAAGACCATTTCCAATCTTCGTTTAGTCCAAATGAAATCAAATAAGACAACAACAAAAGATATTGAACTTTTAATCAACACATCAATTCAAGAAGGATTTATTCCTGATGTTATTGTGTTGGATTATGTGGATTGTTTGGTTGGTTCTAACAAGAAGGAAATATGGCAAAATGATATTTCAATTATGAATGACTTGGAACACATCAGTCAAAAATATAACATCGCATTATGGTCTGCGGTTCAAGCAAACAGAAGTGGATTGAATAAGGACTTGGAAATAAATAATGTATCAGGTTCAATATCCAAAGCACAAAAAGCTTCATTCATATTGGCACTAACAAGAAACCCATTACAAGCAGAAGACAACAAGGCTAGTATAGTTGTTATTAAAAACAGATTTGGTGTTTGTAGAGCGTCTTACGATTGTATCTGGAACCCATCAAAAATGATTATTCAATTACCAATAAACGAAAGACAAACACTATGAATAGATTAAAAAGATGGTTTAACAGACACGATGTCGCATCAACCAAAAGAAAGATGAAAGAATGGGAAACTGATGATGCTGTTGTATTCTTCAGTAAGGTATTTGACGACCAACTAACAACCGAAGAAAAAATTGTGGTCTATTTTTATTTTCCCAAAGAAAATAAAATAGACAATATTGAAAAACATTCTTATATTTAATATAAAGGGGGGTGGCGTTTTCTAATAGTAATGTTCCCATTTACTAATAAATTGTTCTAATGTCCCATCAAAACCACCCCCACTTTAACAACTAACCGATATGGAATTAAAAGATGATGAATTATTAGTTAGAAGGAAGCGTGTAAATGAATACGGGGAATGGGAATACGAATGTAAGTATTGTAATAACTGGTTATTAAAGTTTAAGTTTAGGGGTTGTATAGATTACATAGACGCTTATGGTAATTGTTTAATGTGTAATTCGTGTAAAACCAAAAGGGGACAACAAACACAAAAGGCAAATCAAAAAGTAGAATTAAAAAGGGTCTTTGATATAATGGGATTTGATACGGAAAGTGATGTTCCAATCTACAAACAATTTCATCAAAAATACAACTTACCATTAAAAAGAAGGGATTGGTAATATTTATAGATTATGAATGAAGTAATAACGACAGCAACAATAGGTTTCATTTCAACGATAGTTGGATACATAGCCGGTAATAGAAAAACCAAAGCTGAAGCAAACAGATTGGAAATTGAAAATGTTAAAGAAGTTATTTCTGTTTATACTATGGCGATAAACGACTTGAAAGCCGAAGTAAAAGAATTGAAGACACAATTAGAAAAATACCAAAGTCATATTGAAAAATTGGAAAGTGAGCTGTATTCTTTTAGAAGTCAAATGAGCCCTGAATTAAAAAGAAACGCACTATGAATATGGAAGATTTAGAAGTAGGACAATTATTTACCTTGTCTGTTGAAGACAGACAAAAGGTAATACAACTTGGAACAGACCAGTTATTTCAGGAAATATTGATTACCGCACAGATTACAAATAAAAAAGCATCTGTATTATTAAATGATACATTAGTCAGTATTGAAGAACACATCAAGTTTCATAAAGAAAACGACAACTTTGAGCTTTGTTATTACTTTACTGAAGTGTTTTGGGAAACAAATAAAAGATTACAAGATTTAAGGGAAAGGAATAAAAGTAATGTGTTCGTGTAAAAATACCCCACTACAGAAGGTAGAAGGAAGAATAGCCAGTCGTGGTTGGGGAAGTATAGCCAATAGTGAATTGCGTTTAATAGACGAGTTCATTTTTAGTAAATTGGGGGTTAGACCATCTAGCTCACAGGAAAGGATTGATATGTATGGAAACGCCAAATCAAAGTGATAAGCCGAAAAGCAAACAAGGAAACTATGTCTATTCAAGGGATAGGAAGAATAGGCATTCCACAATCCAAAAACAAAATTGTATTATCAACCAATTAGCCAAAGGTAATTCAGTTCATCAGGCAACTAAACTTTGCGGGTGTAGCGATGTAAGCTACTACAGGTGGAAAAAATATGATGAGGAGTTTAAGGTAAAGATTGAAGAATATTTCCAAATAGAATTGGAAATGGCCGAAGAAATATTAAAACAATCTATTAGGGAAAACCCTAACTTATTACAATTCTTTCTTAAGCATAGACACCCCGAATACAAAGTGAAACAATCAATAGAATTAAACCACACCGGTCTTGATAAAATTGAAGTGCGTGTTATTATACCTGAAAATTACCAAGATACTACACCAGACGATTTAAGTTCTTCTTGATGACTGCCATTATCTAAAGTGCGTTTGGTGATAGTGAAAGGGGAAAGTGTAAAAACTTTCCCTTTTTTTTTGTGCTTAAGAAAAATAGTTGTATCTTTGTAATATGGAAAACGGACAAAATCAATCGGTAGTAAGCAAACAAGAAGTTATTATGATGTATGATTACTTGGTTTCAATCGGTAGTGAATACACCGACGCAGACAATATTACATTTTCACTTTGGGAAAATGAAGAAGCATTAGGTGAAACTGATTTAACCGAAGATGAATACTATGAAATTGTATTACCTTTTGTAAAAATAATTTTGGCAGAACAAAACTAATTCACTAACTTTGTATCACACTAAACAACTATAAAAACTACGACTATGAAAACAAAAGAAATCACTATGGACGCACGAGTAATCTTGAACGAAGCAATCACTAAAAAAAGTGTTGTTGAAAAAAGTATTGTATTAGACAGAATGGTCGCACACCCAATCCACCCCTACTTGATTGAAGTGATTGCTGGTGTTATGGACGATAGTATGAAGAACAACAAATCAAACGAGGTGATGATTGCCAACATCAACACTTTCCTACAATTATGTATTGATAGGTTCAACGGAAAAAAAATCCACTAATCGCTTGTATAATCAAAATATTATCCCGAACTTTGTAAGACACTAAACAACTATAAAAAAATAAACCACTATGAAAAACACAGACAACCTTACCGCAGCAGTTATTGACCCAAACACTTTGGAAACTTCTATGATGAACGAAACCTTCTTCAACAACGATGATAGGGTTGTTCGTAAGATGAAACAGAAGTTCAACAAAATTATTTATTCGTATTCATACAAGCAACGAATGGAATTGAAATCCGCTGGTGAAGAAATCACCGAAGCATACAGAATGACTAAATCATATGCGGTCATCAACGGAACAGAACCAATCAGTCCAAAACAATACATCTATTCTATGATGAAAGAAGGTTGGGTAGGTTGGAGTTTATTAGCAGTATCCGCATACTTGTCTAGCGAGTTGGAAGAAGCGGTATTGAAATACTTTGTAGCACCAAAATAATACTTTACAATATAAAAAACTTTAATATACTTATAGATATGGGAACAAGAGCAATTTTTAAGATTTGGTTGAACGGAAAGTTCGTATTGGGTTCGTGGAATAAATGGGACGGCGGTGTAAATGATACTGGCATATTCCCCCACTTCCTTACATCATTAAACAAACTAACTTTGTCTAAAAAACAATTATACGACATTATCAACAAGTTTGTCCTTGATAGTAAGTTCAACAACCTAACAAGTGGTAATAAGAAAAATCCGTTCAGCTCACAGATGAACGACAATTTCACATCGGGGGTTGATGTTTTATTTTGGGAAACCAACTTAAATGATAATAGGTTGATGGAGCAGTATGTGTGGGGTCAGTATGTTTATGAAGTCCGTATCACCGACACACAGGTAAAAATCAAAGTAATCTATGGTATAGATGAAAAAGAATATGTGTTGAAAAACGCTTGGGAATATACACATCACAATCACAATTACAAATTAGGAAATAAAGAAATTACCAAATTACTTACTGATGTGAATAAGTGGGTGTATGACCTTGATTACGGATTAAACGATTGTAATTGTGGTGAAGATAATAACGAAATAACAGAATAATACTATGAGAGGTTCAAGCAAACTAACGGAACAACAGGTTCAAGAAATTAAAAGATTGTTCGCAACAACTATGTTGTGTGATGCGGACATCGCAGATATGTATGGTGTATCAAGAACACACATCAACGCAATCCGTAATGGAAAACATTATGTAGGAATACCAAATGAAATAAGGGGTTTTACGACCACGCACACTATGATTGGGGGATTTGACTATTCATCAGGAATTAGTTTCGTAGAAACGAACTATGGTATGAAATATTTGATTATACACTACATCAACGATGAGGTCTTCCACGAATGCGGAACTTTGTATAACGAACAACCCGACTATGATACATTCAGGGAACGACACGATTTATTTGTAAAAAGATTTTTTTCTTCCAAAAAAAATCACTAACTTTGTATCACTATGAAAGACAAACTAAAAAACAAAGAAACCTTTATGGGAGTGGAAGAAATCCATACCCTTATGTTAGTAGATGATGAAGACAAAAACCTTTATCTTGGTATGGAAGTATTCAATATGAAGAAAGACAAACACGAAGAAATTGTTTTAATCATTCGTCCTGAAGACCACGAATATTTGTTGAACTATCTTTTGGAAAAAAAGATTGAAAAAGATTTGGTAAATTAAAAAATATAGATATGGGACAGACAAAAAGATTATACGAAGAAATGACTTTACAGGAACTAATTATGTTTCCGTTTAATAACCAAATGGAAGATGACGATTACTTGTATGAAGAATACAAACAGCAACAGATGGAACAGGAAGAACAGGAAAGGTTGGCTTACGAAGAAATGATGGGGGACAGATACTAATGAAAATCCCAAGACAACGAAAATCAAACCACAGAAGAAGGCAGGATAGAATTGCCATCATCTTACAGGCGATAGTATGGACTATTAAATTACAGAAGCAGTTAAAAAATATTAAATATTATCAGGGATAATATTTGGTTATATCAAAAATAATCAGTAATTTTGTATCACTATGGCAACACAAAGAGAAAAAGAGTATCAGTTCAGTCAAATTATCAGCAAACATTTTTTGGCTCACGATTACACAACTGAAAAGAAAAAAGATGTGATTTCATCTTGTTATAGATTTTTTAACAAATGGAACAAAAAGGGATATGTTGTAGATGAAGTTGGATTGGTATTATACGCCTTTTCAATTTGGGGGAAATGTAAGGAAAGTGGTAATAGTTTTAACACACAAACCCTTTACCAAAGATTAAATGTTGAAACAGGACTTTTTGTTAAAAAACATTTTGTATTGTAAAAAAAAAGTATTATCTTTGTAGGACTATGGGACAGACAATAACAATAGACGGCATCTACGACACACTTGTAGATTATTTTGGTGGGGACAGAATTGAAATGATTAGAAAGTATTTCAAGGAAGACACACAATCTTTTCACAAACACCTTATCAAACAACACAAGGTATTCTTAAAACTTATGGGTGAAGCAACACCTATGAAGATTACCAAGAATGATACAGGAGCAGCAACAATTAAATCAACTTGGTAAAAAAATAAAAATATAGGATATGATACAAATAACAAAAACAATCAAGGTGAAAGCCGACTACGACATCGTCAAGGAGTTTGATAGTGTTGAAGATTTATTAAACGAACTAAAACAATATGGTTATGAAGGTGAGTATGATGAAGAAGACCAAGAGTTTAACGAAGCATTAGACGCTTACTTTGATGAACCTATGTATGTTCGTGGTTATGTTGGAACATTAGAAGACCAACACAAGATAGACGATATACAGATTGATACTGAAAACTTTAACACTTATTATACCTTCTAACTATGGCTCAATCAAAAGAAAGACAAATCGCAGCACAATCAAGCTTGAAGCTTGTATTGGAATGGGGCAATTCCTGTGGGAAATGCTTGGAATTAAAAGAACTAGTAGCGATTACAAATGTAATCGTAGATTATGTTGAAAATGGATACAGCGCAGAATTGGGTAAAAGATTGGATACAATCCAAGACCACATAGACAACAAGGGAATACCTAAAAATCTATAATATGGAAGTTCAAGTAAGTAAGTGGTATAGAAGGGGTGAATATAGATTTATCTATATTCTAAATATTGAAGATGGAATTGCTGATACAACAACAATAACCTATTACGATAGTTCTAATTATAGTAGGGGATATAGGGTTTGGAGCATCAAAGACATTCAAGACCTATTTGTTGAAATGACTGAAGAAGATATTGAATTGTATAAACCGAAAATGTTATTACCAATAAAATTGTAATTGCTCCATATAGTTTGTAGAAAAACCTGACCTAAAGTCAGGTTTTTTTATTATACACCTTTTTACAACATAAACTATATTTATATTATTCAGGGGTAAGAAACCATTTTTCGTATGGAAGTCAAAGTATCAACACTATATTTGGATATAGATAAAGCAGTCAAGGAAGGGAAAAGACATATATTCCTTCGTGGTTCATCTAGAAGTGGTAAGACATATCAAACCATATCCTACTTGATTTTATACATTTTACAGAACCCCAACACAACAATAACAATCGTAAGGGACACACTTGTAGCAATCCGTAATTCTGTTCTATTGGACTTTCAGGAAGTAATGAACCAAATGGGAATGTATAACCCCGAGCAGTTCAACAAAAGTGAAGTCATCTATAGATTTGATAATGGTGGATTGGTAAGGTTCTTGGGAGCAGATGATGGTAGTGCTAAACTTCGTGGTATGAAACAAGATATAGTATTCATCAACGAAATCACATCAGTCAGTTATGATGCGTTCCTTCAGTTAGACATAAGAACCAGTAAGTTCATCATCGCAGATTACAACCCATCGGCTAGTGAAGATTGGTATGTGTATGACTTGGAAGAAAAACCCGACAACCAACTTATTATTAGCACCTACAAACAAAATCCTTTTTTAGATGATAGGATTGTAAAATCTATTGAAGGACTAAAAGATATTGACCCTGAAATGTATGAAGTGTATGCGTTGGGTAAGAAGATTAAACCCCGTGAAACAATCTTTATCAACTGGGAAATTGTAAATGAAGCACCAAGATATTCCAAGATGTTAGGGGTCGGGATAGATTGGGGATATTCCAACGATGAATGTGCGTGTGTATGGGGACTTATCAACGAACCTGATAATGTAATCTACCTGAAGGAAGTATTCTATGAAAGGGGATTGTCTAGTGATGATATATTATTCAAGATGAAAGAAGGGGGACTACAGAAAACCTTTGAGGTCATTTGTGATAGTAGTGAGCCCCGTATGATTGACGAACTAAAGAAGGGTGGGTATTCAAGAAGTCGTGGTGTTAAGAAAGAAGCAGGTTCAGTCCTGTATGGTATAACTGAAATGAAGAAATACAAACTACAGATTGACGCATCATCAACTAACCTGATAGAAGAATTGAAACACTACAAGTGGTTCAAGGATAGGTCAGGAAACATAACCAGTAAGACAACAGGTAGAGACCACTTATTAGACGCAAGCCGTTATTTAATAACTGAAATGACCTATAAACCAAAAGTGAAATATAGCTTTATGTAATTATGAAAATAGTAAGAAAAGGAAAGGAATATGATTATCCTTACAAAACGATATTTGTGAAAGACAATCAACACGAAGCCCTACAAAGGGTCGCAAAAAAGAATAACACCCCATTAGGTAAAATGATAATCAAACTTGTAGAACATTATGAAAGTTGTATTAGGTAAAAAGGAATATGGGATACTACCCATCACCATAGAGCAGTATGAATTACTGAAAACTAACCCCGACATCAAGGCAACAGAACTGATTACGATGATGACGGGAGCACCGATTGAAGAAGTCAAACAAGCACCCTTCACCCAAGTATCGTTCATCGCAAAGATGTTGATGACTGAATGGTCTAATACAGATACAACACCCTTACAACTAGTAGTTGATTTCAAGGGGGTTAAATACGGGTTGATTAAACCAGCACAAATATCTTATGAAGAATGGATAAACCTTGAAGTGTTTATGGCAGAAAGTCCATTAGATTTGGTGAAGTTGGCAGTCCATCTATACAAACCATTATTGAATGATAAGATTGGTGAAGACAGGGAACTTATCCCCTATTCTATGGACGAATGTTTGTCCCGTCAAAATGACTTCAAGCAGTTCCCAATTACAAACTTGTTTTCAGCCCTTTTTTTTTTAACAACTTTCGTTCAAGAACTTATCAAAGTTTCCCTATCATCTATGGCGACGAAAGCGACAGGGAACAAAACAAAAGACAAAGTAAAAACAAAGATACTACGCCAGAAGAAGCCCAACAATCAGTCGTAGATTTTTATTATCAATCACTTATGTTGTGCGCTCAAGATGATATACTTAAAGTCAATCCTGTTCTTAAATTGGAATTGTTTGAGGTATTAGGGTATTTATCATATAGGTTAGATAAATCACATAAAGAAAACCAAAAACACCAAAAATCAATACAATAATGACTATTAAAGATATTATACAAATATTCGCAGTATTCACGGCTCAACACCCGATACTACGAACTTTCAGTTGGGGGAACTTGGCTGACTATTCAAGGGACGATTATATTACCGAATACCCCGCTATACACTTTGTTCCACAAACTTCACTAATAGAAAGAACCTATAGTAATTTTAATTTTAATGTTCTTATCTATGATTTACAGAATGAATATGTTGATGGAGACCCCATCAATTCTAACCAGTTAGATAGTTTGTCTTTATGCCAAGTTATTCTAACTGACTTCTATGCCTACTTTACAAATCAACTTACGGGTTATGATTTCTTTTTAACAACATCAGTCAATTACACACCCTTCACAGATAAGTTCAAGGAAGATGTCTGTGGGGTTGAAGCAACCATAACAATCACCGCAGAACAGACGGCTTGTATTCCTGCTTTTATTCAAGAACAATTCTATTTATTGTTTGAGAATGGAGCTATTTTCAATACTGAAAATGGAAACCAAATATTATATCAACAACAATAAAAAAACATTAAATAATAAAATAAAATGAGTAATCTAAAAATATCACAATTACCGGAATGGACGGGGAATACCGAAGGGTTTTATTTACCCGCAAACAATTCAGGTGAAACAATAACATATAAAATAACAAGGGAAACTTTGATTGGTGCTTCTGGCACATCAGGAACTTCGGGAACATCAGGTATAAACGGAACTAACGGAACATCAGGGACTAGTGGTGTATCGGGAACTTCGGGAACATCAGGCGTTAGTGGTAGTTCAGGGACTAGTGGTGTATCAGGTAGTTCAGGAAGTTCAGGAAGTTCAGGGACTAGTGGTGTATCAGGAAGTTCAGGGACTAGTGGTGTATCAGGTAGTTCAGGAAGTTCAGGAAGTTCAGGGACTAGTGGTGTATCAGGAAGTTCAGGGACTAGTGGTGTATCAGGAAGTTCAGGAACATCAGGCGTTAGTGGTAGTTCAGGAACATCAGGCGTTAGTGGTAGTTCAGGAAGTTCAGGAACATCAGGCGTTAGTGGTAGTTCAGGAAGTTCAGGTATAGACGGAACATCAGGGACTTCAGGAGCAAACGGAACTAATGGAACATCAGGGACTTCGGGTAATTCATCACCCGCAGGTTTAGTTGCGGCATCTGGTGTATCATCTATGAAAAGTGATAATGCTTTAACAACAACATCATCAAACGCAACGGGAACTTGTAGTATCGCAATTGGTAATAATATAAATGCGGAAAATAACAACACCACAGCATTAGGAAACGGATTAAAAAGTGCGGCTTGTAATGTAGTTATGATTGGTTGTAATATAGAACAATCAGGAGCAACAAAACCTAATCAAATAAAAATAGGTTTTAATATGGTTGATGATTATGCTGATGCTGGTTCTTGTATCATAAATATTGGTTCTTATAGTGCTGCTATTGAAAAAGCACCTGCTGGACCTAGTGTTATGGTTGGTTTTAATAATAATGGTTCAAGGAGTTCTAATCATATTATACTTGGTAATAATAACCCAAGAGCATCAAGTTCATCAATATCGGTAGGTAATAATAACTGCGGTTGGGACAATAATGTTATTGTCGGTTTTAGTAATACTTTTAATTTAGGAAATGGTAATCAAATGATTTTTGGTTGTAGTAATATATTAGACAACACAGGACAAATGATTATTGGTTGTTCTAACAGAGGACTAGCGGCTAATAATATTATTATTGGTGATAGTAATACTGATAGTGGTGGTGGTGGTGGAAACGGACAAATTATATTAGGTGAAAGTAATATAAATTGTTCTGTAGGTATGTATAGGGGTGTAATTATTGGATACGCAAATGAAAAATGTAATATTCCGTGGCAAGCACAAGGACACACTTTAATAGGTAGTGAAAACAGACAAATTGGAGATGGTAATAGTTATAGTAATGCTATTGTTGTTGGTAAATCAAATTGTTATTCAGGTAATACCGCTAATGGAATTATTATTGGATTTGATAATACTTTAAGACATTCTGGTTCAACTATTATAGGAACAAGTATTACATCATCAGTTGCGGATACAACACATTTAAGAGCGTTATTTTTAACAGCACCTTTAACACAATATGCTAATAACGCAGCGGCTAAAGCGGGTGGTTTAATTGACGGACAATTATACAGAGACAATAGTGGAGCAGTCCATATAGTTTTTACATAATAATTTATAGTATAAAAAAAACACTTATATTTATTATATGAATAATATAGTATTACATATCAACGGGGGAATTGGAAAATCAATCATCGCAACTATGGTTATTGCGTCTTACAAAAACGCATATCCTAATAGTAAGGTTGTTGTAATTTCACACTATCCCGAAGTGTTTTTTAATAATCCAAATGTTTATAGAACTTACCAACATAATACCCCTTACTTGTGGAAAGATTATTATGGTAATGATGATTGGAAAGTTTGTGCTGATGAACCTTATTATGCTGAAGATTGGATTAAAGACAAACCAATTCATTTAAGTAAAGTTTGGTGTAATTTAATCGGTATTGAATTATCAGTTGAAAGACCTGAATTATATTTTTCAGGTGTGGAAGTTGAAGAATTACAATCAACAATAAAAGTGGAAAGACCATTATTAGTGGTTCAATCAACAGGGGGTAGTAATCCATCATTACGCAGTTGGACTAGAAATCCAGCAACAAGTGAATTGGAAAGTTTTTTAGAAACCTATAGTCAAACACATTTCATCTTACATTTAGCACAACCTAAAACACCTGTATTAAATAATATTCATCAAAGAATAGAAGATATGGATTTAAGAAAGGCTATGTGTTTAATTTATTATTGTGAAAACTTTATTGGTATTGATAGTTTTGGATTACACACAAGGGCGGCTAATAAAAACACAAATCAAGGTATATTCTTTTTTCCATTAGAAACAAGTGTTAAAAGATTAGGTTATTCACATTTCACTAATATAACACCTACAGAAGAAATTACAGAAAAAATAAATAATCATAACGAATATTGGGGTAATATATTAAAGTTCAATATTGAAAACCAATCGTATAATTCACCAATAGAACCAGGTGTAAAATGGTTTAACATAAAATAAAAACAAAATGAAAATACAAATAAAACCACAGGTAGTTAGTTATACATTAGATAATGTATCAATTTGGAATACTAATGTTGATTTAGACAATAAGTCAGCATCGTTTTCAGTCGCAGTATCAAACGATACAGATAAACAAGGTGAATATGCTAGAACAATCATTTTAACACCAGACGAATATAATGCGTGGGGTGATAATGATGACTATATTGTTGATTTAGTTTTATCTAAACTTGGTTTAGAAAGGGCATAACAACTTGAAACGGGAATGTGTTTAAGACACATTCCCTTTAATCATTATGGAAGAAGAACTATTGAACCTTATTGGCGAGCAGTTGGTTAAACAAATCAAGGAACTAATACTGACCCCCAAACCAAGATTTACAAAAATAGGTAATATGCCTAAAGCAAAAAGTCCATATAACTTTAAGGCTACAGGAACTTTATACAATTCAGTATCTTATGTTATTAGGGACGGGGAAATAGATATTCTAATGGAAGATTATGGGGTTGATTTCGTATTTGGTGATGGTTCTAAACCTTCTAAACAACCACCAATAGCACCGATTGAAAAATGGATTAGAGCCAAAGGTATTACCCCAAGAAATAAAAGGGGTCAATATTCACCAATAAAAAGTATGGCTTTCGCAATAGCCAAGAACTTATCAAAAGTGGGATACGCAGGGTATAAAATATTTACTAATGACTTCCAAGAAGAAACTGGTAAATATGTTGAAACTTTATTAGAACAACCACAATATCAAGAATTAGTGTTGGGAGACATATTTGATAGAATAAACATATTTGGAACACAACAATATAATTTAGCAATAGGATAATGATTACATTTTTATCACAACCAGAAACAATACAACCGG